GTGCGACCTCCGAGTACGCGGTGATGGTGTCACCGTCAAACTCCTGACCTTCAGGAGCCTTGAATTCGTACTTCTCAGGCGTGGTCGGCTTGGCGTCGGCGGGTGCCTCGGCGGCCTTCTCTGCCTGTCCGGTCACAGGGGCGTCCTGCGCCTTGGCCGTATCGGCGGGCGCAGTCTGAGGTGCAGACGCCTTCTGCTCGCCATACAACTTCTCCGCCGTCGCGGAGGTGTTGCTGGCATTCGATGATGTGGGCGCCTCACTGGTTGGGGTCGCCAGCATCGTCGTTGGTTCGTTCATTCGTGTGTTCCTTCAACATGACCGGATAAAGTTCCGGGCATACGGCATGGATAATACCAAGTAACTGTAGGCCGTAGTTACGGTTACCTTCAGAGAAGGCCATTGTCATGCTGTTGGTAGCGAACGAGGACCGGAACACTCCGGCCCTGTCCAGCAGCCTCCACACCATGCGCCGGCCACGCTTGTTGTTCATCAGCCACTTGACGTCGGCTGCCTCGTTCTCGCGCTCAAGTCGTTCACGCTGGTCGCGCTCGGCCTTGCTGCGCTCCTGACCACGGATGTCGAGTGGGTCGTAGTTGCTCATTCGTAAGACCCGTCAACCTCGTTGATCGTGGCGATGACCGACGGGATGATGGGTCGCGTTGGCGACGTCAGGCCGCTTGCCGTGTAAATCGAAATGTCGCTGCTCGGCGTGCTCCACATGATCTGAGCGTACTGGCCTGCGTTCATCGACAGGAAGATGTTCCAGGCCGCCACCAGATACCCGTCTCCGCCGGCATGGGTCTTGGGAATGGTGATGCGCGTGTTACTCGCTGCAACATCGCTGCCGTCGATACGGAACCAGATGTCAGCTTCGCCTTCCTGCCCTGCGCTGTTGCGGAACTGCGCACTGAACTGGATGTTGTAAATGGCTGTGCGCGTTACGGTTAGACGCGAATTGCTGACTACCGTGATTCCCTTGCTGATGTCTGTCACCGGAAACGTCAACGCCGTTGCCGTGTTCAGGCTGGCCGTCTGCGTGCTTTCGCTGTGGAACGCTCCAACGTGCGGGATGCGGGCGAACAGGAGCTGACTGCCGTCTGGATCCGACACCCCAACGATGTCGCCGCTGGTTGAGTCGTACAGGAATGGGCTGCCTGGGAATCGCTTCTGAATTGCCATTAGACCTCCAAGGCCGACGGGCTGGTGTATCCCGAGAACATGTTCATCACGTCAGTCAGGGCGTTCTGCTGTCCGGTCGGAGCCTGCGCCATGTTCTTGACCGTCTGCGACGACTGTTGCAATGCCGCTGACTGCTCCTTGGCCGCCATCGCTTGGTTGCGGGCGGTGCGGATGGCCGCGACCTCCTTGTCGGCGATGATGAGCGACGGGTCCACGCCAAGCATGTCTGCGTAGATGTCGGCCCACTGGTCGCTGTCGAACTTGTCGAGGATGTCTGGCTTCATCGTGGCGATCTGGCCGAGGTTTCCAACGAAGCGGTCGACCGAGTTCGTGCCGATGGCACGCTGCGCCTGGGCGAGCATGCTGACGAACTCGACGTTCAGGTCCATGCCCTGCAACTCCTCGGGTGCCGGCGGGATGATGCCACCCTGCAACATGCGCGTGAACGTGATGTCCACCAGCGGGTCGAGCAGTTCGTTGTGCAGGCGCTCGAGCACGGGCCCGAGCATGAGCAGTTTCTCCTCGTGGCGCTCGGCGACTTCGGTAGCCGTCATGCGGGTGTTCGGCTGGCCCGCCAGCATCAGGAACATGTCGGCATAGAACGCACCACGAACGCGCTCGCGGCAGTCTTGGATGTCGTTCAGCAGGTACTGGAGGTTGAGGTTGACCTCAAACGCCGTCTTGATGCCGGCTGACGCGCCGTCAACGAACGAGATGCCACCGGGCAGCGTCTCGACGTCGCGGTTCTTCATGGACACGGGCACCTGGAGCGGCGGCTTGGTCTGGTAGTCGATGGCCTGCGCCTTGCGCAACTGCTCGTGCTGTAGCTGCTTGATGTCGCCAAGCGACTCCATGCCCGGGCTGTTGCCGTAGATGTCGCCGCCGGCGGTGGCCCAGCGCGGGACGAGTGCGGGGAATTGTTCAAACCCGCTCTCGCGCAGGAACACGCCGTCCTCGCCGCCGACTTCGAAGTACCACGAGCCCCACGCCATGTTCTTGTTGTCGCGCTTCTTGTGGTCGCGGTCGGATCGCGGTTCGATGGCGTGGATGACTGGAATCCACTGGTCAAGCGTGCCACGGTCGTACATGTTGCGCACGGTCGTGGAGCAGTTCTTGTAACCGAACTCCTTGACCATCGCGGCGACTGTCATCTCAAACTCGCGGTACAACGTGTCAACGCGGCCCTGCGCGTCGGTGGCAATGCAGTACTCGCCCGTCGTGACGGGGTAGTGGTGGATGACGTTCTTGAAGTCGGGCAGCACGATGCTCGTGGCCGTACCGAACGCGCCGAGTTCCTCGTACATCGTGTGCAGGGCGCGGTAGGTGTTGGACTTCTGGAAGACCAACTGCATGCGGCGCGTCACGTCATCGAGCCACAACTTGACGGGCTGGTAGGAGTTCAGTTCCGGGTCGGCGGTTGCCAGCCTGAACCACTGCCGTGCCGGGCTGGTCGCGCCAGCCATCATGCCGGCTCCGAGCGTGCGCAGTGCGCGGGTGCCGGTGTTGTCGTAGATGTTGTTGTGCCGGCGCCAGCCCTTGTCGCGGTCTTGGCGGAAGTAGCGCCCGTTGCGCGGGAGCAGGTAGGTCGTGATCTCCTGCCAGTGAGACAGCCACGACGCCCGCTCAGACTTGAGCTGCCCCCACCGCGTGAACAGCTTGTCGCGGGTCGGTGCGCTTGGGTAGGACTGTGCGTCGCTGGTGTATTCGCTCACGATTACCCTCCGAGGAGTGAACTGCGACCGAGCGCCAAATCCTGCGGGTTGACGCCAGTCGGCCCGGTCAGCATGGTGCTGGTCGGACCTCCACCTGCGCCTTCAGTTGCGCCAGCCATGATCTCGCCCATGTTGGGCTGCCGGCGGTTGGCTGCTGCCATAGCCTGGGCGCTGCGCCGCTGCTGCGATGCTGCCTGTGCGCTCGCCTGCGTTTGCGCTTGCCGTTGCTCGCCGAGCGCCTGCTCTTGTGCCTTATCGGCCCGTTCTCCGGCGTACACGGCATACCCGGTTCCTGCCGCCGCTGCCGTTGCTGCCGCCACTGCGGCGATGGTGCTGATCGCTGCCATTTCAGATCTCCTTGGAATGCATCCGCTCGGTCAGAGTGTAACCCATGATGCCGAGGATTCTTGCGGCAGGTGTCTCATCTCGCCCATTCATCACCAGATCGCTCATCGCCACGTACTTCAAACCGCGTTGCTTGGCCTCTGCCTCAAACGCCTGCATGAGCCTGATGCCAGCCATGCCACGATGCGCAGGATCAACCCACCACGCGAGCTCAACGGCGGTCTGAACGTGCGGCGCAAACCAGAGCGGGCCGACCACGCCAAGGATGCCGCCGATGATTTGCTCGCCGTCGAGCGCAACGAACGAAACTCCGCAGTCGATGACCGCGCTTATACCGTTCGCTAGTTGCTCATCGGCTAGATGGTCGTTGATCGACCTGTACTCGCTGAACTGGATGAATTGCCTGCCCATCGTCAGCAGCGCAGGAACGTCATCGCGGGTTGCTAGTCGGATCATTCCATGCCCTCGTATGGGTCGTAGTCGCCTGGTCGAGTGTCGATGCGGTCGCGCACCTCGCGTGGGAGCTGCTTGCCGACGGGGAACGCGAACGTCAGAGCCAGCGCGTCGGCGATGTCTGGGCTTGCACCACCCTGTAGCCGGCGCTTGATCTCGTCTTTGGACTCGAGCACCCGTCTGCCGTTGCTGTCGTACGAGTACGTTGGGGTGGCGAGTTCGGCCTTCAGGAACGGGTCGTTGGGGATCGAGCCGCCCTGCTCAAGCCATTCGCGCATGGTCCACCACATCTCAGTGCGCCTGTTGACGAACAGGCCGGGGTTGTTGGGCTTGCCGCCGAAGTTCACCTCCACGATCCCATATCCCAACTGGCGCAGGCGGTCGATCACGCCTGCCCCGCCGCCGACGTCGATGAACACGCCGTCCGGGTCGCGCTCCTCGATGACGTTGGCTACCCGACCTGCCAGGCTCATGTTGTCGATGCCTCGGTAAATCTGCGGCTCAAACGCTACTAGCCCTTGGCGCAGCATGATGACGCTACGGTCATCACCGAACCGGGCCGGGTCAACGCCGACAACCAGCGGAGCGTCCACGATGTCGCCGTCTGAGTATCGGCGCCGTGCCGCTGACTCAGCATCGGACAAGTTGATGAGCTGATCGTCGCCGGCTGCGCTGAAGTCGCACAGGTACTCGCGTGCGAACGCCGACTCTGGCATGTCTCGGCGCAGGCGCTTGACTTCGTCACGGTCGATGGCGTCCGTATCATCGACGGTATAGAGGGCAGACCACCAGTCCTCGAGGCCGTTGGAGCGGTAGAACAGCTCGCTGAACAGGTTGATGCCAGACGGCGTGCCAATGAACATCGCCCAGCCCTTGCGGTCGGACAGGGCAGGCTGAACGATGTCGGTCCAGACCTCGGGCTTGATCTGGGCGACCTCGTCAATCACGCAGCCGTCGAGACGGACGCCGCGCAGGGCGTCGGGGTTGTCGCCGCCGAACAG